AACTCACGCCGTGATATGTGCATCGTGCGCATCACGGACCTGCGGCCAGAGTCGGGCCTGGTGGACTGGGCGGCACTGGACGCGGACCCTGACTGCGAGCGCATCCGCGACGAGCGGCGGTAATTCCGATGGCGACCGTCACCGACAATTTCGACCGCGCCGACTCGACCAATCTGGGCTCCAATTGGTCGGAGCGAAGCGGCACCTGGGAGATCTTATCCAACACATTGCGCCAGGGTACGAGCACCGGCGCCTATCGCAAGCTGGAATGGATTGGCGCGGCCCTGGATAGCGCCAACAACTACTCCCAGGTCAGCGGCCGCGGCACAAACAGCGCACGCGGATTCGGCGCTTTTGCGCGCGGCTCGGTGGGCAGCACCGTGACCTATTACGCTGCCGTGCTGTTCCCTGGCGACAACGATTATCTGGTCGAGATCACCGCCGGGGCCGAGGGAATCCTGGACACGGGATCAGCGCGTTCGACGAGCACGACCTATACCGTGCGGATCGAGGCCAATGGCTCCAGCCTGCGCACGCTCATTGGCGGCGTTGAGAGCTGCACCGCCACAGACGCGACACTCACCAGCGGGTCCGTTGGCGTGATGACCTATGGCGCCTGTAACGGGACCAACGATTGGATTGATGACTTCTCTGCCGGCGATCTGGCGATCACGATCACGGCCACCGGCATCGCCACGGGCGAGGCCTTCGGCACGCAGCGCCTGGACCAGTCCATTGTTGGCACCGGCATCGCCACGGGCGAGACATTCGGATCAGCGACGGTCTCGCTCGTGGCCGGCAGCCAGGAGATCACGCCATCGGGGATCGCGGGCGCGGAGGTCTTTGGTTCAGCGCGGCTGGATCAGTCCATTGCCGGGACCGGGATCACAACCGCTGCGGCGTTCGGGACCGCGCGGCTGGATCAGTCCATCGCTGGCACAGGCATTGCCGCCGGCGAGGCCTTTGGCTCTGCGGCCCTGCAGCGCTACATGGGTGTCTTCGGCGTGCCGGCTCCAGGCAAAGAGTCAGGCTATGGCCTGCGTTTCTACGGTCACGTCGCCGCCAACCAGAGCAAAGTGCGCATTCCGCTGGACAATCCATCTGATCCGGTGATCGACGTCGGAGCCGGCGATTTCACGTACGAGTTCTGGATGCGTGCGGCCTACGCGGACAATACCAGCAGCGGCATCGCCGACGCCCGCTACTCCAACATCATCCTGGACCGCGACATCTGGGGCCATCCGCGCGGCTGGGTGCTCGGGGTGACGCGCCGCACCGGCCCGATCCTGGCCGTGTGCTGGGCCGTGGCCGACACCGGCGGCGGCTGGGCGACCACCTACGGGACCGCCGACGTCGGCGACAACGCCTGGCACCACGTGGCCTTGACCTGGCGGCAATCGACGCGGGTCCTGGAGTGCTACGTCGATGGCGTGAGCCAGGGCACGCGGACCATCAGCGAGAGCAACCTGAGCTATCCCAACGGCGAGCGCCCCGTCGACGGCGTCAACAACGAGTACTTGGTCATCGGCGGCGAGAAGCACGGCGTCGGCGTCGCCTACAACGGGTATTTTGACGAGTTCCGCATCTCGGACACACGCCGCTATACCGCCGGCTTCACGCGCCCGAGCACGCGCTTTGAGCCCGACGCGGACACGGTCGGCCTCTTCCACTGCGACGACGGCTCGGGCACGGTGCTGGCCGACCAGTCCGGGGCCGCCGCCGTGGCCAGCAACGGCGAGCTGCTCGTCGGCGGCACGCCGTCCGGCCCGGAGTGGGCGGCGTCGGACGCGCCGATCTCGACCACGGCTCTAGGGACGCCGCGCCTCGACCTGGTGCTGACCATGACCGGGATCGGCACGGGCGAGGCCTTCGGGTCTGCCCGCCTTGATCAGACCATCGTCGGGACGGGCATCACCACCGGGGAAGCCGTCGGCGAGCCGCTCGTCCAGGCCGGCGATCTGGCGCTGGTGGCCATTGGCATTGCCAGCGCCGAGTCGTTTGGTTCGGCCCGTCTGGATCAGGACATCACGGCGGCGAGTATCGCCACCGGGGAGGCCGTCGGCGGCGCGGCGCTGGCGGTGTACATTGCTCCGGGCGGGATCGCGACCGGCGAAACCTTCGGGACCGCCGAAGTCCAGCTGGACGCCGGGCAGGCCATCACCGCCGCCGGCATCCTGACCGGCGAAGCCTTTGGCGCGGCGACGGTGCAGCCTGGCGCAGTCTCGATCTTGCCCGCCGGCGTGGCCGGCGCAGAAGCGTTTGGCGCGGTGGCAATTATCGGTGGCGTGATCAATCAGGTCTCAGCCCGGCGCGCGACCCGCTCGACGCCGGGATCGGGCCGCACGCGCTCGACGCCCAGCGCGACGCTGACGCAGACCACACCGGCGAGCACCCGCACACAGGCAGGTGAGTGATGGCCAACTATGACTACGTGCTCAAACGCGGCGACCGGCAGAGCCGATTCGTCAGCGTGCTTAAGGACCCCAACGGCAACCCGGTGGACCTGACCGGGAAAACGGTCAAATTCATCATGCGCCAGGTGAGCGCCGATACCGCCAAGGTCTCCGCCGCCGCCACGCCCGACCCGGATCAGGCGGCCAACACGGGCCGGGTCACCTACGACCCGGCGGCGGCCGACATCGACACGGCGGATGTGTATTACGTCGAATGGCAGACGACCCAGGCCGGCCTGACGCTGACCTACCCCAATGGCTGGCACGAGATCGCGAAGATCGTTGGGGACCTGGGTTCGTAGCGTTTTGACGTTTGGCGCGGCTGGTAGTAGAGTCATCTCAGGCGGCTGCAGCCGCCCACGCCCGGCTCGCCGTTGACGGCAGCCGTCCGGGATATTGGCGCCCGGCGCAGAGAGTCAAGCGACTCTCTGCGCCGGGCGCTTTCGTTAGGCAGGCAGGTGAACGATGGATTACAAGGCCATCAAAGCTGAGTTCAAGGCCGAAGGCGATAAGGGCGAATACGAGGGCCACTTCTCGGTCTTCAACAACATTGACGACGGCCTGGACATCATGTATCCGGGCGCGTTTCGCAAGACGATCCAGGAGAATGGCCGGCGCGTTAAGGTGTTTTATGCGCACGACTGGTCCAAGCTCATCGGCCCCACGCCGGCGACGCTCAAGGAAGACAGCGTGGGTCTGTTCGCGGCTGGGCGGCTGACGCTGGACAGCTTCTGGGGCCGCGAGGCCTGGGCGCTCATGAAGGATGGCGCGCTCAACGAAGGCTCAATCGGATATGACGCGGTCAAGTTCGAGTTTGAGCAACGTGAGAACACGACCATTCGCGGGCTGCGCGAAGTGAAGCTGTACGAAATTTCCCCCGTCCCCCTGGGCATGAACCCGCTCACTGACCTGGCCGCCGTCAAGTCGCTGTTCGACTCCGGCCAGGCCACGCCCGAGATGCAGCTGGAGATCCTCGAGCGCGCCGTCAAGGCCCTGAAAGCCGGGCGCGTGCTCTCGGCCGCCAACCTGGGCAAGGCCAAGGAGGCGCTCGGCGCCCTCCAGTCTGCCATCGACGCTCTACAAGCCATCATCGCAGCCGCCGAGCCGGAGCCGGAAAAGCTCCACTCCGCACTGCGGCTTCGCGCGCGGGCGCTCCATACGACGCTCGCGCTGTTCCCCTCGTGAGGCAAATATGGAACTGCAAATCAAGAAACTGCGTGAGGAGGCCGCCAACCTGCACAGCCAGGCGATGGCGATCCTCAACGAGTACCAGGGCAAGGCGTTGCCCAAGGACAAGAGCGAGCAGGCCGACAAACTCCTGGACGACGTCGACGCCAAGATCGCCGAGGCCAACCGGCTGGAGAAGGCGGCCGATCAGGACCAGTTCCTGAACAGGCCCGCCACGCGCCTGCCGGCGCCTAAGGCCGGCGATTCCGCCGTCGAAGGCGCGGCCGACTCTCCCGAGCTCAAGGCCCGGAAACAGGCCTGGGAGAAGCACCTGCGCCATGGCGAGCGCGCCCACGCCTACCTCACCGCCGACGAGGAGACGGCGTACAAGGCCCTCTCGGCCAACGACGATGCCGGCGGCGGCTTCTTGGTCGCCCCGGAGCAGTTCGCGGCCGGCCTGCTGAAGTTCGTGGACGACCTGGTCTACATCCGCCAGCTGGCGACGGTCGAGCAGCTGGGCCAGGCGCAGAGCCTGGGGGTGCTGTCGCTCGATTCCGACCTGTCCGACTGGGATTGGACGGTCGAGTTGTCCACCGGGAGCGAAGACGCGGTCAAGCCCTTCGGCAAGCGCGCTCTCACCCCGCACCCGTTGGCCAAGCGGGTGAAGATCTCCAAGACTTTGATCCGCAAGAGCACGCGCCCCATCGAGCAGATCGTCCAGCAGCGCGTGGGCTATAAGCTCGCGGTCTCGCAGGAAAAGGCCTATATGACCGGCGACGGCGCGCAGAAGCCGCTGGGCCTGTTCACGGCCTCGGCCGACGGCATCCCCACCGGCCGTGACGTGACCTACACCGACACCGACGACGAGACGCGCTCCAACTCGATCATCGACGCCAAGTATGCGCTCAAGGCGCAGTACCAGATGAGCCGGACTACGCGCTGGATCGTCAGCCGCGAGTTCGCGAAGCGCGTGCGCAAGATGCGCGACGGCAGCAAGCAGTTCCTGTGGGATCCGGGCCTGGGTCTGGTGCGCGGCGAACCGGGCGCGCCGACTCTGCTGGACGTGCCGGTGCTGATGAGCGAGCACGCGCCGGCGACCTTCTCCAGCGGCGCCTACATCGGCCTCATCGGCGATCTGTCGTTCTACTGGATTGTCGACGCGCTCAACATGCAGCTCCAGGTCCTGAGCGAGCTGTACGCCGAGACCAACCAGAACGGCTACATCGTCCGCTATGAGGGCGACGGCGCGCCGATGCTCGGCGAAGCCTTCGCCCGGCTCAAGCACGCGTAAGGAGGCTGCCATGCTGAACGCATCAAGCGAACTGAAAATCCGCACTGGCCTGGACTACGCCAGCGCGGCCGCCGACCGCAACGGCGAGGTGTTCGACGCCCAGGGCCTGGAAGGTGTGCTGATCATCACCAAGTTCGGGACCATCGCTGCCGGCGCTGTGACGGACGTCCGGGTGCAGCAGGGCGCGGCTGCCAACCTGAGCGACGCCGCCGACCTGGAGGGTACGGCCATCACCGTGGCTGACGATGACGACAACCAGATCTTCATCCACGACATCGTGAAGCCGCGTGAGCGTTACGTGCGCGGCGTGGTGAACAAGGACGGGACGAACGCCACCGCCGAGATGATGATCTATATCGGCTATGGGCCGCGCGTGGCGCCGCTGACCCTGACCCTGGCCGACGAAGTGACCTACGAGAAGCACATCTCGCCGGCGGAAGGCACCGCGTAAGAGCGCCGTCCAGGCGAGACGCCCA